TAGAACTGAAATTGGAGACAGAAATGTTTATCCGGATCAGGTAAACCTATCAACTACTCCTGAAGGATCAGTATATACTGGAGAATCAACACCACCTACTGAACCCGATGACAATGTATATTCAGAACCGGATGCGATAATTTCAGAGCCAGTTGGAGATGTCTATTCCGGACCCGTAACCTTTCCGACTGAACCTGACGGAACTGTTTATTCAGGAACGGTTACACCTAGAGCGGAACCTGACGGGGATGTTTATCCAGGATCCGATCCTGCGATTCCACCTCCAAGCGGTGATGTATATACTGGACCAGTAGATATTACTCCTCCTCCAAGCGGAAATATTTATCCAGTTTATAATCCAATTCGGCAGTCTCCTATCGGAACAGTATATGAAACCCAAAATGGAACAAAGGAAGAGCCTAATGGTGATGTTTATCCTTCAACTCGAGAAAATAGAACTGAACCTAATCAAAATGTTTATCCAGGAGGAACCACTCCGAGACCTGAACCTAGAGGGGACGTTTATCCTTAAAACAAAAAATTTTAAAACTGTATAAATTAATATGATTGACCGAAAACATGAGACTGATTCAAATGAATCTGATTACTTAAACAAGTATTTCATGGGAATAGTTGAGGATGTTGCAGATCCTCGAAAAGAGGGAAGATGTAAGGTACGAATCTTTGGAATTCATGAAGACCTACCGACAGCCGATCTGCCTTGGGCCTATCCTACTCCAAAGAGTATGATTTTCGGTGCTGGAGGTAAATCAGGTTCGATTTCAATTCCTAAGTTGAATTCAGTGGTTGCGATCAGATTTAATGGAGGTAACATCTATGCTCCTGAGTATTTTGCAATTCATGAGCTGGCAGACGATATTAAAGAAGAGGCCCAATCTGAATACGAAGGATCTCATTTTATCCTTTTTGATGGAGATCAAGAACTCAAGATTTGGTTTACTTTAAATAAGGGATTAACCATACAATTAAAAGGAGCAAGCATCAACATCAATCAAGAAAATCTGATTACGGTAAAGACGGATAATAAAGTAGTGGTAGATTCTCCACAAATAGAATTAGGAGCAGGGGCAACTGAATCTGTGATACTTGGAGATGCATTTAAAGTCCTTTTTGATACTCATACTCATGCAGACTTAACTCCACCTCTAGTTCCATTGAATCCGGCAGTACTAAGTAAAATAACCAAGACTAAATAAAGATGGCGGCAGCGGAACAGTTACAAAAGATGGATGATTTGATCGCAGCCCTTGGAAAGGAAACTAAATTTCCAGTCCCAGGACTTGATAAAGATAAAATTATCGAAGAAATTGCAAAGAATAATGAGCAGTTATCTGGATATTCTGAGGAATTAGACAGACAGAAAGAAACTGGAGAAAAGACCCCGGAGGAGGCTGAAGAGGAGAAAAAGAAAATCCTAGATGATTTTAAAAAGACCTTGGAGCCTTCGGTAAATGAACAGGTTGCAGTAATTCAGAATAATTATACCCTGATTCAAAACTCAACCAAACAGCTGACTGAGAATGTAGCGAGCGCAATTGCTTCTACTGTGATTCCACCGGCAATTGGAGCTCCACCTGTTGCCCCTAATCCAGCGTATGCAGTTGTTGAAAATAAACAAAAGAAGAACCTGCTATTGAGCATTCTGTCAACAATGAAGAAGGCCTTTCTAGATCTAATAGCTGCAGCTCGTAAAATAGCCTTTCCTCTTCCTGATTCAGTCCTGACGTTAGGAGAATCAATAGGCAAATTAGAATCGGTAGTAGCTACAATCCCTTAATCCTTTCGATATAGATTTTCTATGCCTTCAGATCTAAACAGCTTGTTCAATCTGGATCCTGGGGTCACCGAGATCACGTTATAGCCTAGATCCTTTAATCTCTTCCAATTATTAAACATTAGTTCAAACCTGGGAACATACCATTGCTTAGAGGGATTGTGTGAGCATCGGTAATCTATTTGTTTCCAAAAGTGACTAGGATCAGACCAAGTAAGCGTGGTACCAGCAACATAGATTGTGTATTCAGATGCATCTAAATATTTATTGAATAGTATCTGTAAGCCAGTTGTGACTGAATCTGGGTACGAGCCTCTATTTACTCGATTATGAACATCAATCCAGCATGGACAAGGTTTAAGGTTTAAATAGTCGCTTGAAAAGCACAGACTTGATGATATTAATTTAGATTTTAGAATTCGGTCCCCTTCTATCTCTTTTAAAAGAGGAGAATCGTGAAAATAGAAATAGTTCGGAAAGTGTTTCAGCCATATTCGATTTACCCCAAAGGTTACTATAGAAGGATCCAGTTTATCAAATTCAATGTCGTTAATCTGGGGACTGTTTCCTAGGACTAGCAGCTTTTTAAATCTCATTTAAATCAAATTTTGACCAGTCTTGAGAATTGATGTTCTTATCGTCGATAAAAAGATCGTAAGCCGGTTTTCCAAATTTAAGATCGTGATATTTGACTCCCCAAGTTGCAAACTGGAACTCAGTTAACTCTCTCCAATCAATTCCGGTGACGGTTCCACGAGCCGTCCAATAGATCACAGTATGACCGGCATCGTAATAGCTATTCGCTCTGGCTATTGCATCCGGAATCGGAACTGCTTGAGTATAGTCTCCGTTAACTGATCCGGTGCAGATAGTATCATCAATGTCTATATAAATTATCATTGAATTTCGATATTATTTTCAGATTTAAACTTTTCCCAATCAGACAGATTCATTAAGTCTGGAAATCGATCTCCAGAATTACAGGACTCTTTAACATACAGCTTACCTGGAATATCACAGCCACAATAGATACAATATCCCAATCTAATGCAGTCTGACTTGCATATTTGAGAACGATAAAGCACCTGTTCCTGTTGATGTTTGGGAAGCATGCCTAATTCATCTCCTAACATTTTTAAGTTGCCTTCAATAAACTGTAATACTTTCTTTGGAGTAATCATATGCCTCTTAAACTCTTTCTTTTTTCCAATTCAGACTTAAGAACCGATCTTTGACCATATCCGCCTCTAGCTGATTCAATGTCCTTAATGCTTTTAACTAATTTAATTAATCCCTGAGGCTCAACTGAGGCCATTTGGTCTGATCCCCATAAAGATCTATCAAGAGTAACGTGTCGTTCAATCCAGGAGGCTCCTAATAGGGTAGAAGCCATGGTTGTAATTAGACCGAACTCATGACCTGAATATCCTACCTCGTATTCCTTTCTAAAATCAGAGCGGATGTGATTAAGATAAACAATATAATCCAGATTTAAATCTTCAATCGGGGATGGGTAGGTTGAATTGGTATGAAACACCACATCAGGTTCCCCTATCTGAATTGCCTGATCTATTTCAGGCTGAGTGCTCATTCCAGTTGAAATTAAGAGGAATTCAGAAGAGTCCTTTGCATCTTGAATTAATTCAAGGTCAGTAATTAAAGCTGACGGTATTTTCATCACAGGTCCGGATTTACCATTCGGCAAAGCAGTATGATATCGAGTCATGAATTTAACCGAATTAAGGTCCCAGACTGAGGCGAACCATCCTATGCCTTTCTCTTGGCAATATCTATCAATCTCATCGTATTCTTCCTGACCAAATTCAATGTCTAATTTATATTGAAGATAAGTGGTTTCCTCTTCTCTCCAAGGAACTCTTTTAGGTTTTGATTTTTCAGCCTCAGGCACGCATACATTGGGATCTCGTTTTTGAAACTTGACATAGTCACACCCAGCTACACAAGCGATGTCGATTAATTTTTTAGTGTTATCTAAAAACTTAGATCGATCCTTTCCGTATGCAAAATTGATTCCTATTTCAGCGATAATTTTTGTACTCATTTTATATTATTTTTTAATTTTAATACCGTAGCTAACGCACCCATCATTAGCTTTAATAGATATAGCTTGAGAATATTTTTGACAAAATTCATTAACTGCTCTATTTACTCCAAAGTTATACACATTTTCGGTTTTTTCAAAATTCTGTTCATAATCATGCCCCATGATATATCCTCCAGATTTTACTTTTTTAAAGGAAATCTCCAGGTCAGCCATGCACCCTGAATAGCTGTGGTCTGCATCTATGTAAACCACATCAAAATAATCATCTGGATATTTTGACATTGCTGATGTTGTATAATCTCTATGTATTACTATATTTTCGACATTTTGAAATTTAGTGTTAACCTGATTATAGAGATCTTTACCGTTTAGTTTTACAACATTATTGCCGTCAACGTCTCCTGACATTATGTTTGAGTTTTCCCACAGATCAATTAATATTAATTGAGAAGGCTCACATATTTTTAATATTGACTCGGAAAAAGTTCCATTAAAAACTCCAAGTTCGGCTACTATTAAATTTTTAGGTAAATCTAGTAGCATTTGATTTCTATTTTCGTATATTTTTATCATCTTATTTATGTTTAAACCATGCTATTTTATTATCCGAGTCTTCGGCTCTAAAGACAGTATTAACTGGGAGACCGTGTACTAAATTAGTTCTATAATAGGTATACAAGACGTGATTAAATGCGCACATATCTACCGTCGTATGAGTGATTTTTGAATGAAGCAGTAAATTACTTATTTTTCCGGTTATGTCGATCAGATGATCTCGATTTCCTCCTAATATACCTGCGTTTATAACCTTTTTATCTAGATATTTTTTTAATTCATTATCAATTTCCTTATTGTTTAATAATTTATATCTCCTAAGCATCCACTGACTTTCCTGATTGATAATTTCTTCGTCGCCGCAGTATATTTTATCAGGCTGAATGTAATTGAACGGATTTTTAAGAATTACCACGTCAGATACATCTAGAAAAAATGCACTTGAAATATCTGTGTTCTGACTAAGCAGATCATGATATAATTTCCATCTTATGTCTATCATATTTAAACCAGACGAGTCGCATCGAACGAATTGTATTTTATCAGTTTTGTATTTTTCGATAAAAGCGTCTGACGAGTTGTCTATTAAGATTATACAATTTAAATCATGCTCTACTATAGAATCATAGAATTTTTTTATTATTGTAAAATCGTCATTGGACCATATATTTGAACTTTGAGGGTCCTTTTCTGAAGTAAAATATGTTGTCAATACGAAATTCATGCTGATAATTTTATTTTCTTAGTGATTTTTGCTTTTCGTATAAATTAAACAGGTCTTTTAATTTATCGTCTAATTTAATGTTACGGTTTGTTTTACAAAGGTCAGCTAGGAACATGAAATCGACTTCGATCCTATGCAAGCTATTGCTCTGTGATGTAGATGAATCTACAAATTTAAAATCCCACTTTGGATTGCCGCTTCCAGTATACTCAGGGCTAGTTGGATAATAATTTTCAGTGAACCATCTGCCTGATGTGTAAAAATCAAATCCGGTTATAAATAGCTCCTTTGGCTTATTATTAATTATTTCGTTAATAGCGTTGATCCCGTTTAAGGGTGCAGGGGAATTTTCAAATAATTTATGATCGGGAGTTCTTAGTACCTTAAACGGTATTTGAGTTTCGTTATTAAAAATTCTTTTACATAAGATAAACTTAATACCTTTTTTGATTAGCAAGTCGTCAGTTAATTGATTATTTCTTATAAACTCTAAGTTCGTAGTTAAAACATCAATTCTTGCTCCATAATCCTTTGGATTTTTATTATATAATAGACCGTTTATTTTTACGACAACGTCATATGAATCGATTATTTTTCCGGAATTACTACCTGTTAAGTGATGAGCAGGTCCGACAATAACGACATTTTTGTTTTTTACTAAATCTTCAAAATTTTTCATATATTTACTATTTATTTTTATACGTCTAGAACCGAGTCGTAATTTCTAAATCCGCCTCTCAGGTCACTATATCCAGGT